TGCTTTTACGCTTTATTTCAAAACCAAAAACATTCATAATATACTTTTATCCGTTATCATTATAATGCTATAGATCCAATTGGCGTATTAATCGTACCACTCAAGCTAAATCCTGATCTACCTTGAGTAGAAGTATTTGATGTCCAGTAATTGTATTGGAACGTAACGTTAAATGTTTCAATAGCATTACCTTGATCATATCCTAACTGAATATCACCAATTTCTGAAGGGAATGCATCGATAAACTTATATGCTTTAACAGTAGCACCGTTGCGATCTAACTGATACACCGACAAATCTACTTGATAATTCGCAGGATTAGTAATACCATTTGTAGTACCATTATTCTGAATGCCATTAGACCACTGTTCTAGTGCATTGCGAATATTGAAGTTGGTGTCGTTGTATACTGCGATAGTCCAAGGTGCGAAAGTACGCTCACCTGCAAAATTAACTGGACGCCCTCTATACAGGACAGAAATGGGTTCAATCGTAGAAGCCGGAAGTTGTGCTGCATTACACAGGAACTGTGCTTGAAGACCGGCTACTGCTCCTAGCGTTACGAACGATGGGAAAGACAATTGAACTCTAAACTGGTTAGCACGTGCACCGCCACCAGTAAGTTGTGCCTTAAAATCTGAAATGTTTGCCATGTAAATGACTCCTTTATTCTTTATTTATTCAACGGGAGGATCGCTCCTCCCATTAAAATTAACCACCGATTTCGTCAAAGCTTACTGAAGAGCGAGCTGCCACGAAGTTAAGAGTGATGAAGTTAATAGAGCGATTTGGCTTAATAAAGATACTTGCAACGAATTCGTTACGATCAATAACTTCACCGGTGTTATTTGTAGCATCGCACTTAACACGGAAATCAACAATACCACGGCGTCCTTGAACATTACGTAGGAATGGTTCTACTAAATTGCGGAATTGCGCACGAGTAAAGTCATCATTAAATTCAAACAACTGGAATTTAGCAGCGGTAGCAATTGCTTTTTCCAATACGATGAATAGACGACGAACGTTTATTCTATCAAATGCACTTGGTCTAGAAGTGAATGTCTTATCGCCGAATAGGATAGTTCCTTGACCGGGGAATGTGACAATAGGATTTACAGATTCTTTGTAAAGATTATCGCGATCTATTTGACCTGGATTATAACCAAGTTTAACTACATTCTTAATTTGACCGCGAGTAAATCCACCTGGAGAGAACCAAGGATCAGCAGTGTAGTCCGTACGAGCACATAGACCTGCTACGTCTCCGTTCAATGGATTCCAACGATATACGTCGTTGTAACGATCATACTGATACTTCCAACCAGAATCTAATACTGCGTAAGTACTGTTAGTTAAGTTCAGTTTGAAATCACGAATTGCTTGAACACCAGCATCGCCCGATGTGATAATTGGTCCACCATCGAGTGTATTACGTGGAGAGATAAACACTACGCAGTCTTTACGAATTTCTGCAATTTCTCCAATTAAGACATTTGCTGTAGCAGCACTTACGTCACCTGCAGCAATTAGAGAGATATCGTATAGATCTGAGTTAAGGAAATCTCTAAACGCAGTTTGTACTTGACCATCAGTTGCAGCGTAGTCATCTGCGCCACCGCTTAGTGTTAATACTTGTGCAGGTCCCTTAAGGTCTCTTAAGTTAACACCTGCTGCGACCGTATCAACGTTTTGTGTCCAATCTAAGTTCTGTGGGTCATTGATCTGAACTGCTGATGGGGTGTTGATTACCCAAAGGTACTTTGATCCAGAATTGATTGCATCACGGAAGTAAAGATTGGTGCCATCGTTGCGCACAACACCTTTTAGCTTCGAAAGATATGTGAATGTTTCTAATACTGAACCAGGATCACCACTCCAAGTTCCAGTAACACTGTCTAAAACTAAAATGTGTAGTTCGTCGTTAGTAATTCCCTTACGACTAGCCTGTAAGCTAGTACCAGGTGCTCCAGGTAGATAACTTCTAATAAGTCTCGCAGTAGGATTAGAAGTATTTGCACCAGCCCAAGTCCATACAGCATTATCAACTAGAATAATTTGAAGTCCATTTCCTAGTGAACCAGCATACTTTGCTGCAAACATTCCATACGCAGACTGTTGATAATCACGAAAATTATATATGTAGTGTTCTGCATTTCTAATCTTTACACCGACGTTTGCAGATAATACTGCAACAGCTGTTGGAATAACAACTGTACCAATCGTGCCAGTGTTTTGTGCGGTTATTGTAACAGTTGGAGCTGCTGTGTAACCAGATCCACCGTTAGTAATATTAATTTTTGCAATAGCGGACAACGCTGCAGTAGCACTTGCTGTAGCAGTTGTACCACCTTCTGGAGCAGCAGAGAATGTTACAGTTGGGTTATTAAGATAACCTGAACCAGCTGCCGTAATAGTAATTGCTGTAACAATTCCACCGGCGATTGTTGCAGTGGCAGTTGCCTGTGCACCACCTTCAACTTCTGGAGCAGAAATTGTAATAGTAGGAGCAGAAGTGTAACCAGATCCACCGGAAATAATTGTCATAGCAGTAATAGCGCCACCAGAAAGAACTACTACTCCGGTTGCAGTTGCACCACCAGCAGTTTGAGGAGCACTAAAAGTAACAGTCGTGTTGTGTCCTGGCTTAAATCCAGCATTATTAACACCAGGACTTGTTAGAGTTACGTCTAGAACTTCACCGCCAGAAGAAACTACAGCATTACGCAATCCGGTTGTATCTACACGATTTACGATTAGATTGTTTGTGTAAGATAAAAAATTTGCTGCGGTAAAAAATGACTTAAAATTATTATCGTTTGGCTTTCCGAATAACTCTACGAGCACATCTTCCGAAGTAACTGTAGTAGGTTCAGAGATAGGCCCCCATTGAAATACGCCAGCAGTTGCGCCAGCAGAAGTAGAAACTGCAGGGATAATAGATGAGAAATCTTTCTCGATTACTGTTACGCCTGGAGATAGTGCAAAAGGCATTTTTGATTCTCCTTGAAGTTATATTATATGTAAACAAAAAAACATGTCTACTTTTATTTATTATTTGAGAAGTTCTAAAGCTTCTCGATGATCCGTTTGTTGTCCATCATCATAGAAACCAAACGGAGTCAATTCTTGTTCGATCATTTTCATTTGGTT